CAAAGAAATGCCAACGGAAATTTTCGGTGTCTTTACCGAAAATAAAACTACTATAAAAAGGAGTAAATAAACATGAACCAAGTAGCAAGTAAAAAAGAAGGAGCATTAGCAGTCAACATATTTGAAGCTGATGCAGACAAAGGTTCTCAAAACATGACGCAAGAAGATCTTGCGTTACCTTTCCTAAAAGTTTTGGGACAGCTATCACCTGAAGTAAATAAGCGTGATGGTAAATACGTCGAAGGCGCAGAGCCCGGCAAAATAATAAATACAGTTTCAAATGAACTGTATGATACCATTAATGTACTACCAGTCTTTTACAAAAGACAGTATGTTGAATGGCAAGACAGAGGCACTAGCACAGGTGCTCCTGTTGCTATCCACGAGGCAGACAGTGATATAATTAGTCAGACCACTAGAGGGAAAGACTATAAAGATAGATTAGCAAACGGTAACTATCTTGAAAACACTGCGAATCATTTTGTCATTTTAATGGGTAGTAGCCCACAAACAGCTTTGATTTCTATGAAAGCTACACAATTAAAAGTGAGTAGGAAATGGAACTCAATGATGATGGGTATAAAAATGCAGGGTAAGAACGGATTGTTTACCCCGCCAACATACAGCCACATTTACAGTTTAAAAACCGTCCAGATGTCTAATGACAAAGGATCATGGTTTGGATGGGATGTAAGTAAAGTTGGACCTGTCGAAGACAAGGCAGTCTACGAAATAGCAAAAAGTTTTGCTGAACGAGTAGGTAAAGGTGAGATCCAACCGAAACACGGAACAGAAGATACAACGAAGTCATCTTCAAATTACTAATAATATCCTAGGTAGTGGGCGTCTAAGCGAGAGTGGAAACGCCCACTTGCATTATGATTGAAAAATTTAAAAGTATATTTGAAGGATTAGACCGTGCTCATGGTGTTACTATTGTAGGTGAATCAAATGGTAATGGCACTAAAGTAAAAGGAAAATCTTTTGTAAAAAGAGAACCTGTTACCGATGAACTGTGGCAGAAACATTTAGATGGTGTTGATAGTTTAGGTGTAATACCTATTAATGATGAAAACAAATGTAAGTGGGGATGCATTGATATAGACTCTTACGCAGGCTTTGACCATCAAAAACTTTTAAATAAAATTAAACAATTTCAATTACCATTAATTGTATTTAGATCAAAATCAGGTGGTGCACATGTATTTTTATTTGCAAACGATTATGTGTCAGCAGGATTAATGCAAGATAAATTAAATGAGATTAGATCTGTGTTGGGTTATGGTGGATCAGAAGTTTTCCCAAAACAAAGAGAATTAAAATCTAAAGATGATACAGGAAATTTTTTAAATTTACCATACTTTAATTTTAACAATACAACAAGATACGCCTTTAAAGAAGATGGTGGTGGTGCTACACTAGAAGATTTTTTTAAATTAGTAGAAAGATATAAACAACAAGACATCAGCACAATAAAAATTAAAAGACCAGAGACACCATATTCTGATGGTCCACCATGCATAGAACTTATGGTGCAGAATAAAGTTTCAGAGGGTGGTAGAAACAATGCATTGTTTCATTATGGTGTGTATGCAAAATCTAAATGGCCAGAAAATTGGAAAACAAAAATAATATTGTTTAACGATTATGCAATGGCACAACCATTATCGGACACAGAAATAAATATAATAACTAAACAACACGAAAAAAAAGATTGGGGATATAAATGTAATGATCAACCTATGTGTAGTTTATGTGATAAAAAATTATGTAAAAGTAGAAAGTTTGGTATAGGTCAAGAGATAACATTTCCAAATCTTACAGATCTACAGGTTGTAGCGTTGGAGGAACCGTATTATTACATGAATGTAGACGGCGATAGATTATATCTTGATTCTGCAAAACATTTAACAAATCAAAGTTTATTTCAAGAGGAGTGTGTAAAACAATTAAGATTCAATCCGCCGACATTAAAAACAAATGATTGGAAAAAACTTACAAACATATTGTTAGAAAATGCAGAAGTAACAGAACCTGCTGAGGGAACAAGCACAAAAGATTTATTAAAAAATTATTTAGAAGACTATTGTTTAAATAGAATACAAAAAGATAGAATAGACGAAATTAAAATGGGAGGCACATTTACAGAGGAGGGTTTTCATTATTTTGTATTTGATAATTTTTATAATAAATTTTTACTTAGAAACCATTGGAAAATACCTTATCAAAGAACATCACAAATGCTTCGAGATAATTTAAAATGTTTTACCAAACGTGTTACAAAGGCAAAGATATCAGTTTTTGTAGTGCCTCAGTTTGATAAAAAAGAGGATAACTATAAAGAAAAATCTTACAAGAAAGAACACAACTATTAATGACACATATATATTTTGGTCCACCAGGCACAGGAAAAACAAGAAAATTAATTGAAAAAGTAGAAGAATATTTAAACAAAGGTGTGGACCCAGAAACGATAGGGTTTTTTACTTTTGGTAAAAACGCTGCGATAGAAGTTAGAAATAGAATGAAAAAAAAATTTGGTTTGTCTGACGATAATATGCCATATTTTAGAACACTTCATTCACTTGGGTTTGAAGTTTTAGAATATAGACCAGAGATGGTTATGAAATCAGATGACTACAAAACAATTGGTAAAAAATGTGGAATAGAAGTTAATTATGCGTCTTGGGATGAAGACAATGGTGGATTATTTACATCAGACAGTCCCTATTTAGGTTTAATTAATTTAGCAAAATCAAAAAATATTACTGTTGAACAACAATATAATTTAGGACAACACAGAGAGGATTTAGATTCTAGTGTTTTGTATAAATTAGAAAGAGAAATAATAAATTTTAAGAGAGACACTAAAAAAATAGACTTTAATGATATGATAAATGAAATGGTAGCTAAGAATATATACAGAAATTTTAGTGTTTCTTTCATAGATGAAGCACAAGATTTATCAATAGTGCAATGGCAATTAGCTGACTTAATAGAAAAACATTCTGGAATTTCACATGTTGCTGGTGATGATGATCAGTGTATATATGGATGGCGAGGAGCTGATGTTAAAAGTTTTTTAAATTTAAAAGGTGTAAGAGAGGTTTTAAAAACATCTTGGAGAGTCCCGCAAGAAGTTTTTAATTTAGCTCAAAAAATAATACACAGGATACCAAGAAATAATAGAATTAGAAAAGAATGGGAACCAAAAAAAGAAAGAGGATCTGTTACAGAGCATTATGATATTAGTGAACTTCAAAGTAAACTTAAAACTGGTAAGTGGTTGATATTAGGGAGAGATAGATGGAGATTAAATGAGTTTGAAGAGTTTTTTAAAGACAACAATATATATTATGAAAGAGCAAAAAAGAAGAATCCAATACAAGACAAATACGTGGCAATAGATTTATATGAAAATAAATTAAAAAAAGGAGAGGCACTATCTTATGAAGAGTGTCATGAGATAAAGAAAAAAATGTTAAAAGAAGAATGGACACCTAAGTTGTTTAAAGCAATGGTGCAAAATAAATTTTATACTATGGACATGTTAAAAAGTAATTTTGGTTTAAAAACAGATTTACCATGGCAAGCTGCTTTTACAAAAATGGGTAAAAATGATACAGATAAAATTGAAGAATTATTAAAAAGAGGAGAAGATTTAGTGAATGGAGCAAGAATAAAATTAGCGACTATACATGGTGTAAAAGGTAATGAAAGAGATAATGTTGTGTTATCACTTAAATTATCCCAGTCTTGTAAAGATGCTTACGTTTCAAATCCAGATGATGAACACAGGGTTATGTATACGGGCGTGACAAGAACAAAAAGTAATTTACATATAATACATGGAGGAAAGGGGGATTACGAATATGACAAATAAAGACATGTTTAAAGCATTTACATATGATTCGTTGAATAAACAAGTTGATGGAAATCATTATAAAAAAATGAAGATTCAACCTGCAGAGTTTATAAACGAGAACAAGTTGCTTTTTGCGGAGGGTAATGCTATAAAATATATTTGTAGGCATCAGTCTAAAGGGAAAGAAAAAGATATAGATAAAGCAATACATTATTTAGAAATGATAAAAGAAAGGGATTATTCATGAAACCTATATTTAAACCACAAACAGAGTGGTTACCACCAGAGTCTTTTCCTGACCTATCTGGTTATAGTGAAATAGCAATTGACTTAGAAACAAAAGATCCTGATTTAAAAACAATTGGTTCTGGTTCTGTTGTGGGCAGGAGCAAGATAGTTGGTATAGCTGTTGCTGTTGAAGGCTGGTCTGGATACTACCCCATAGCGCATGAGGGTGGTGGTAATATGGATCTTAGAATGGTTCTAAAGTGGTTTCAAGATGTGTTAAATACAGATGCTATTAAAATATTTCATAATGCTATGTATGACGTATGTTTTATACGTGCTGCGGGGCTTAAAATTAATGGTACCATCGTAGATACCATGATTGCTGGCTCTCTCGTGGACGAGAATCGCTTTCGTTACGATTTAGGCTCTATGGGTCGGGATTACGTCGGAATAGGCAAAAATGAGGCTGTATTGAAGGAAACTGCAAACCATTGGGGCATTGATGCTAAGTCTGAGATGTATAAACTACCTGCAATGTATGTGGGTGAATATGCAGAGCAAGATGCGCAATTAACTTATAAACTCTGGCAAGAGATGAAGAGAGAAATGTATCATGAAGATGTTGAAGATATATTTAATTTAGAGACTGAACTTTTTCCTTGCCTCGTCGATATGCGATTTTTAGGAGTGCGAGTAGACGTTGAAGCAGCTCATCAGTTAAAAGACAAATTATTAAAAGAAGAAAAAGAGTGCCTGCAAAAAGTAAAAAAAGCAACAGGAATAGATACTCAAATATGGGCAGCACGTTCAATTGCCCAAGTCTTTCAAAAACTTGGCCTACCTTTTGACCGAACTGAAAAAACAAATTCTCCATCTTTTACAAAAAATTTTTTACAAAATCATCCTAATAAAATTGTTCAACACATAGCCAAAGCTAGAGAAATAAATAAAGCTCACACTACATTTATTGATACCATATTAAAACATGAACATAAAGGACGAATACACGCTGAAATAAACCAACTTAGATCAGATCAGGGTGGTACTGTCACCGGTAGATTTAGTTATAGTAACCCGAACCTACAACAAATACCTGCACGGAACAAGGAACTTGGACCACGGATCAGGAGTTTGTTTTTACCGGAAGAGGGCTGTAAGTGGGGTGTATTTGATTATTCACAACAAGAACCAAGACTTGTCGTGCATTATGCATCTATGGACAAAAACTCTCAAAATATAACAGCAGAAGGTTTAGATGATGTATTAGAATCTTATCTTGAACACGATGCAGATTTTCACAAGATTGTAGCAGATATGGCTGAGATACCAAGAGAACAAGCTAAAACAATTAACCTTGGTTTGTTTTATGGCATGGGAAAAAATAAATTACAAGCAGAATTAGGGTTGGACAAATCAGATGCAGAGGAATTGTTCCAGCAATATCATAGTAGAGTGCCTTTTGTAAAACAGTTAATGTATAGTGTAATGGAAAGAGCTCAAGATGCAGGGAAAATTAGAACACTTTTAGGGAGAAGATGTAGATTTAATTTATGGGAACCTAGAAAGTTTGGTGTGCACAAACCTTTATCTAAAGAAGAGGCTGAGAAAGAGTATGGACCAGGTATGATAAAACGTGCATACACATATAAATCTTTAAACAGATTAATACAAGGATCAGCAGCAGACATGACAAAAAAAGCTATGGTTGATTTATACAAAGAAGGCATCACACCACATATACAAGTGCATGATGAACTTGATATATCTGTAGATAATAATGCTGATAAGATAAAAGATATAATGGAATCAGCTGTAGACTTAGAAGTACCAAATAAGGTAGACTATGAATCAGGACCCAATTGGGGTACAATAAAATGAGGTTAGAATATGGCTTATTTAAATGCAAACATTCCTGTAGAGTATGCACAGATAAGGAGAGAGTATCTTTACGATCTTAAAAAACATCATGGAGAAGTCGAAGATTGTATCAAATTTGGTGTC